ATCAGAGTGAAGTCGCTCGGCTCAACACCGAGAAGAACAAGGCTCGAGATTCCGTCTACAATCTGATTATCGAAAAGATTCAGTATGAGGTGGGTCACAGGCTCTCTCGCAAGAAAGCGGAAGCCATTTGGAATCGTGCCTATGAGGACGGACACTCTTTCGGATTCTATGAAATCCGTTGCCGCCTATCAGACCTTATTGATTTGGCGATTACTCTGCTGGGAGGTGATAAGTAATGCAAGAGCTTTTCGAGACACGCAACGGTCGTGTCATTATGGACGAGGACTTATCCTCAAAGATGTATCTGATTAAGCAGTATCACCCCGAGAAAGCAGACGAGACCAGCTCCGGGTTTGAGTGGTCTGAAATGGGTATGGCTAACCTGTTCGGCTTGCTCTACTCTCACGAAGCTCGCTATTGCCCGGAACACAAGAGCTGGTACACCTATCACGAGGGAGCATGGCGTAAGGACGAGGGAGCAATTCTTGTGTCCGAGAAGATTAAAGATTTCGTCCGTCTGATGATTCTCTACTGCGGAGAAATCGAGGACGATGATACCCGAAAGTCCTACACCGGGTTCGTCAATAAGATGGGTGACAGGCGTATGCGAGATAGAATCCTCAAGGACGCAACAGGTGAGCTTCGTATCTCTGCTGTGCAGTTTGACGCAGACCCCTATCTGATTAACTGCTTGAACGGTACATACGACCTTCGAGACCTCTCCTTCCGGGAACATAGCTGGAACGATTTTCTCACCATGCAGACAGCATTTAGCCACACTATCTCCAAGACGGTTAAGTGTAAACGCTGGGAGAAGTTCATTAAAGAGGTCACACAGAATGACGAGGACAAGGCAGACTTCCTTCAAAGGGCTTTGGGCTACTCCATGCTGGGTATGAGCAATGAGGAGTGTATGTTCATTCTTCATGGTAAGACCACTCGTAACGGTAAGTCTACTCTGCTCAACACCATCGAGACTATGCTCGGTGACTATGCCAAGGTTGCCCCGGTCGGTATGATTTGCCGAGGAGACCGTCAGAAGGACGCAGAAGCCGCCAGCCCTACCCTCGCCGGGTTGAAGGGCAAACGCTTCGTCACAATGTCCGAGAGCAACGAATACGGCAAGCTGGACGAGGAGAAAATCAAACAGCTTACAGGTGGTGAGGAAATCTCCGCTCGTGCGCTGTATCAGTCGGCAATCACATTCAAGCCGCAATTTACGTTATGGCTTTCCTGTAACGACCTTCCGATGGTAACGGACAAGTCTCTGTTC